TTGCAGAGCAGGCGACTAGGTATTGGGGAATTGCTTTTCAATACCTAAAAAGTCAGCAAGAACACATCGATGGTCATGCTTTTTCGCCTCCTCAAATTCAAAATCTAGTCTATGCTGACGGTGAAGACCCTGTTGTTTACTAATGAAAAGCGAAAACATCACAGCAGGCAGACTTCAAAAAGTCACGACTGGATGGACGCAGGGGGTAAACTCTGTTCGCAATCCTTGGGCTTTACCTGAAAACCAATTTAAGTGGGGAACCAACCTTACTATTCGCGGCGGAATCGCGCAGACCCGCCCCGGCTATGCAATGCGGCTTTCCTTGCCCCCCGGCAACCTGCAAGGCGGGATTGTATTTCAGGCCAATAAGCAAAAAGAATCGGCATTCACTCGCACAGAACAGGGGGTTACAACTGTTGTTCCTGAAAAAATATTTGATGTTAATGGTGAAGGGATTGTAAAAAACGAGTTTAGCTACATGGTTTTTGCCGTCGATGGTAGCGTTTACTATGCCCCATTCCCGTTAGAGCAACCTAAAAACTGGAATGATTTTAAACTTAAAAACATCAAATTAGACAAAGATGTTGAAAATGTTTATTTTGCTTTAGCAACGAAAACCGCAAACCTAGCGACGAGCGAAAACGAATTGGTCACCCCAGCGCACACGATTGTAATGGTGCAGGACGGGGTTTCCGCACCATGTTGGTGGGATGGTAGTGACAAAAACGGGTTTCAGGATTCCACTATTCCAATTGGCACACACATGGCTTATTCAGGCAACCGAATGTGGATCGCAGACAAAAATATTGTTCTTGCTTCTGACTTGGGTGACCCGACTAGTTGGAAAGAACGCACAGAAGGGACGGGGCGCGGAGATTTTGCCTTTGTTCGACCTGTAACTGGGATGGTTAGCTATGTTGGTCAGGACACATCGACCCGCTTAATTGTCTTTACAGATCGCGCCACCTACTCGCTTGCAAGCGGAATTCTGGATCGCACTCAATGGGTAAGCACGGCAAACTTTCAAAACACGCTGTACCCAACCGTGGGATGCGTTGCCGCTCGATCTATTGCTTTTCAGGCAGGACAAATGTGGTGGTATTCCGAAGGCGGATTGGTAGCGGCGGATGTCGCGGCGGCATCATATTTATCCTCACAGGTGCTTTTCAAAGACATCGAAATGGCGCGAACGAAGCGGTTGATGGATGGAGATGCTTCCAACATTTGTGCAACTTCATTTGAGAATTATTTGCTTTATTCGGTTCCACATCTTTCAAAGCTAAATACTGACACGATGGTTCTGGATTACGCTCCAGCCGCCGAATGGGGGCAAGCTCGCACCCCGGCGTGGGCTGGAGTCTGGACTGGAACTAGACCCGTGCAATGGGCAAATGGTAAAATTGAAAGTCAGAATAGATGCTTCCATTTTTCGATAGACTATGCCCCAACAACTGACGGTTCTTACAATCATCTTTGGGAGGCATTTCAGCCTGAACGCTACGATTCTTATCTGCAATTAAATCCTGACGGCACAAGCACCACCCTATACAACCGAATTTATTGCCAATATGAATCCCCATTGTTAGGTGACGGCATGGATTTAAAACAATTTATTTATTCCGAAATTGAGGCAATGGAAATTGGAGGGACAGTTGATGTGCGTGTTTCTTACAGGGGGTCAAAGGGCAGATATCTTCCAATTTTAAATACAAGGTTGCTTGCAGTTACAAATGATTTTCAGTATAAAGGAACAGATTTTGAAGAGCAGATTAAAAAAGTAGGATTCCTAAATACGCAATATCGTAGGTTAATTACCGAATCAACTAATAGGTTGCAATCTTACGAAACCTGCGAGAGTTCGTTGACCAATGATGTTGACAAGGCTTTTTCGGTGCTGATTGAATGGTGCGGAGAAATGGGAATTGAAATTGTACGAATGTTTATGGACCCTTGGAGCGAAAAAGCTACTGGAGTGCCTCAATTTTCAGAAAAAGAATCGTGTGTTGTTGGTCAAAATGGCGAGAACTTTACTGTAGACCTCGCTCCCAGTCCTTACGAAAACACTTCTTTGAATCAAGTTACATGGTCTGCAAAGGTATTTAAAACAGCAACTTTAAATTGTAATTCTAGTTCACGCACAATTTCCGCAACCGCAAGCGCATCTTTTATTTCGACTGTTAGCTATGCTCATGCTAAAGAAGAAGCAGAGAAATTGGCAGAGCAAGCCGCAATTTCCGCTGCTCAAGAATTTAAAGCAAACAATCCCTGCTAAAATGCCTAGCATTGCTAAATCAAAAATTAGATTGACGAACTTTCCGAACAAGTTCATAAGTCCGTTTGCCGACGAATTTCTCTCTCCAGTTTATTCTTCCATCCCTTTTGAAAAAAACCAAAACAATTGCTTGCCTTGTGCTCTGTGCGGGAATTACAATGAGCAACAAAATGTGCTGGACGAAATTGCTTCAAAATACATTGGATTCAAAACCGGACCCGTTCCTGACGAGGTATTTGTTGGGTTTAACTAAATAAATAAATGAGATCAACCATCGACTATAAATTAATTCCAAAAGACTCTGCTGAATTCCTAGAATTAGTAGACTTCGCAGAAGATTTTGATCATCACATTATTGATCATCCGCAAATTAATGTTTATGGTCATTACAAAGATGGTAGGTTGGTTGGTTATTCGGATCATGTTTTTATTCCGACAATCTACCCTGCTTTTCATCCCAAATATACAACTCCTCGTGATGTTATTCAAACCATGCACGACTGGAGAGTTTACAATCAATTGACTGGAGGACCGGGATATGTTGGAGTCCCATTGCAGTCAGAACGATTCACATTCACAAATGAAATCATGGAGAAGTTAGGCATGGAGCGACTTCACCGTGAAATATTTCAAATAAAACCAAAGGATTAAAATTATGGGAGGAGCAACAGTAAACCCCGGTGGATATTTAAGGCGACCCGACTCACAAACGCCGGGACAGATTTTGTCTGCAAAGCAGGCAATTGGACAGGTTGGGTTAGATACGGCATCCGCCGATCTTGCCGCCGCCCAAGCTGGGGCATTACAGACAGACCGAGCAATGCTTGATCTGTATACCAAAATGCAACCTCTGCAAACGACTTTCGATGCAGAGCAGACCTCCCGTCAAGCCGCCGAGTTGGGTCTTTCTAACCAAGCTCGATCTCGTCAATTTGAGCAATTGCTTTCTCCAGCAACCGCCCGTATGCGGTTGCAACTTCCAGAGCAAATCGAATCCGCAACTTCTGGCGAGGCATTTGGCAACTACATGGATGCATGGCTAAAGCAAAAAGGCATTAGTGCTGTTGGCGGAACTGGCGTTGATCCATCTAGCACATTTGGACGCTCCATGCTGGCGGATGTTTCGACTGACGAGGGACGCAAACGGATTTTAGAAGACATTGCATTGCGGCAAGGGTTCGTGCAATCGCAAGAAGCACCCGTTGGCGGCATCGATCCCGGAACCTTAATGGCGGCAAGGCAAGCTAGCGAAGCAGGGAATCTAGGGGCAATGTCGGACTGGCAAATGGGCATCTTGCAAGGGGCAGGGCAACTAGGGCAGACCTTAAACCAGTTCCAGCAAGCCCGAATGGGACTTAATCAAAACGCATTTGATTATCTTTCTCGCAACATGGGAGAGATTTTGAATCTCCAGCAAACTAATCAAACGAATCGTCAGGCTTACGAGCAATCGCTTTATGATGCGGCAAGTCAAGCGGCGCAATCTAAAAATGCAATGACGGGTCAACTGATTGGTGCAGGAGCAGGATTGGCGGGAGCAGGAATTGGAGCGGCGGCGATTATTATATGACGAATCTAATTACAGAAACTGTGAGGAAAGCACAGTTGTGGGCTAAAAATTGGCCTCGCTCTGTAGTGCTATGGAGCGGCGGGAAGGACTCTACGGCAATGCTTCATCTTTTGCGCTTCAAAGCCGAAATCGACATCCCGGTAATTCAGTTCCGCCAACCTAAATTTCGCGAACGCTATGCTTACTCTGATCGATTGATTAAGGAATGGGGTTTGACCGTGTTTGAGTATCCCGCCAGCAGGTATGCATTGGCAGATGGGCCTGATGTGGAGACTGGCGAAGTGCGTTTTGACCTTCTGCACTACTTCCAATGGGGTGCAAAGGCAGTTGTGCTTTCCTTGGGAACGGAGCGTCCCAAAGAAGGTGAGAAGTTCATGTGCGGTCTAGATGACTTTTTGAATCG